ATGTTTGACTTTGATTGGGCAACTGTTGAAAATGTTAAGACGTTGCCCAATCGTAAATTTTATGATAATGGTAACAACAGAAAATATTGGCTATGCCCATATACTACAGAAGCTGTAGAGAAGTTGAAGTCTTGGGAGTTTGAGCTAGACCCTAAGTTAGAAGAATATTATAACAAAGTGAACACAATAACTAATACAATTTTACCCAATATAACCATTCCAGAATTAGATGAAATATTGTACCCATTCCAGAAGGAAGCAATAGCATTTATTGAAGCAAGAAATGGTCGAGCATTATTGGCACTTGATATGGGCTTGGGTAAGAGTATAATAAGTTTGGGCTGGCTTAAACTACATGAAGATAGAAAACCAGTCTTAATTGTATGTCCAGCCACACTAAAGCTTAATTGGCTTAGAGAAATTAATAAATGGTTTCCTAATGAAAATAATATACAAATCTTATATGGTAAATACCCAAATGAGAATATAACTGGGGATATAGTTATTATAAACTATGATATTTTAGCTGATTGGGTAAATGCATTAATTAAAATACCATTTAAGGTATTAATACTTGATGAATCTCACTTTATAAAAAATAGAGCTGCTAACAGGACTAAAGCAGTCAAAGCCATATCTAAAAATATTCCTCACATATTAGCCCTCACTGGAACACCTATATTAAATAGACCTATAGAAATATACAATGTACTAAAAATACTTGCACCAAATCAAACTCCTAATTTTTGGGAATATGTAAATAGGTATTGTGGTGCACGTCACAATGGTTTTGGTTGGGATTTCAATGGAGCAACCAACACAGAGGAATTACATAAAAAGTTATCATCTACCATTATGTTTCGTAGGCTTAAGAAGGATGTTCTACAAGACCTGCCAGACAAAATACGAACTTATGTACCAATAGAATTAGATAATAAAAATACTTATGTTAGAGCAGAAGAAGATTTTGTAGATTTCATCTACAAGACAAAAGGTAAAAATGCAGCTATGAGAGTATCCAATGCTGAAGCCATAGCTAAAGTTGAGGTTTTGAAACAGGTAGCTGTAAAAGGTAAGCTAAAACAAGTCAAGGAATGGATAAATGATTTCTTATCAACTGATGGTAAATTAGTCGTATTTGCCATACATAGATTTGTAATAGATGAACTTATGAAAGAATTTAAGGACATAGCTGTAAAAGTAGACGGATCAGTAACTGGTGTAAATAGAGATAAGGCCGTGCAGGCATTTCAAAATGATGATAAAATTAGGCTGTTTATCGGTAACATAAATGCAGCTGGTGTTGGACTTACCTTAACAGCAGCATCCAATGTTGTCTTTATAGAATTACCTTGGTCTCCTGCCATCTTAGAGCAGGCTGAGGATAGGTGTCATAGAATAGGGCAAAAGGACACCGTGAATATCTATTACCTATTAGGAGTAGATACTATAGAGGAGAAGATAGCCAAAATGTTAGACTCAAAGAGGAAAATATTAGATACTGTGTTGGATGGTAAAAAGACAACTCCAGAAAGTCTATTGTCTGAGTTGATTAAATCATATGATAAGAGATAGATTAATTACAACAACCACTCCAGAGGATATTGTAATATTCTATGAAAATATAAACAGTTTGAGCAAAGAAGCTCAATTTGTGTGTTATTTAATCTTTAATAACACAGATAAATTATACATTCCTTATACGCCTAAAAAAACAAAAGGAAACATAAAAAAATGTCTAAAAAAATATAATATAACAGATTGGAAAATACGTCGTGCATTTAGAGAAATAAAGAAGATGTTAGATAATGATGGACTATGAGAGTAAATTTTATACAATTATTACACGATTATAACATTCCATATCAAACTAGTGGGCATAAGCATTGTAGACCTGGTTGGGCCAACATGCCATGCCCATTTTGTACTGGCAATCCAGGGCTGCATTTAGGACTAAATATTAAATACAGCTATTGGTACTGTTGGAGATGTGGCTATAAGAAGGCAGATGCTGTAATAGCCAAGTTGCTTAATATTTCCATCAAACAAGCCAGAGACATAATAAAAAAGTACACCACATCCATATTACTAGATGAAGTAATAACTAAAGAAGAAGAGGATAAAGAACCATTTAAATTACCAACAGACCTACATCCGTTAACTTTAGAACACAGTCCATATCACTATAAGTATTTGGTAAAACGTAATTTTGATCCTGGTAAACTAGTTAAGGAATGGGGTTTACAAGCTGCTGGGCCAACATCAATGCTAAATGAACTAAAGTTTAGTAATAGGATATTTATACCAATTTACTGGAATGGTGAACTGGTTTCATACCAAGGCAGAAGCATTAATCCTAAGAATGAAATACGTTATTTATTCTGCCCTAAAAGCATGGAGATTATCAATCCTAAGGACATATTATATGGCAATCCAGAATATTGGAGTGATATTGGCATTTGTGTAGAAGGAGTNACAGATGTTTGGAGATTAGGCCCATGTGCCTTTGCCACATTTGGTGTAAACTATTCAAGAAAACAACTTAAACTAATGACTATGCTGTTCAAGAAAATATATGTGTTATATGATGATGATAAAGCTGGGTTGGAAGCTGGTGAGAAGTTAGTAAGTGAATTGAATATGTACGGACTGGAAGCAGAAAGAGTGCACATTGGTGGAGATGATCCCGCAGATTTAAGTCAAAGAGAAGCTGATGAGTTAGTAAAGAGTTTATTGAAAAATTAGGACTTTAGACCTAATTAATTTATAAAAATAGGGACTTTAGACCTATATAAATTAGGATAATATAGGTCTCTAGACCTAACATATACATAAAACACATATAAAAATTAAGACTTTAGACCTATATAAAATAGGGACTTTAGACCTATATAAATTTTTATATGCATCTCCTCCAACGTGTATTTTTTTCTCTTTATATAGTGTAAGGGAAGAAAAGTATATGCTTGACAAATTTTAATAAATATGTTATACTTGACCAATCGAAAGGAGGTAGTGTTATGGAAGAAAGCTATGTGCAAATGCAAACAGCAATCAGGGCCATTCCAGTATTATCCCAGAAGCAACAGGAAATTATACAGGACATAGTTCAAATATCAAGACAGAACTTATACTGTAATTTAACCAATGCTGATTTGGCAGACAGGCACGGTTGTTCTACCGATATGTTTCAGCCACTATCAAGAAAGCAACCTGGCTTGGTTTCCTAATGCATAGGGAGGATATACTAATCAGCAAATTGGGTGGTGGGTTTAGCCAAATTAGGCAAATAGTATTTGAAATTCCAGATGTTTGGTATAGTGTTGGTGAAATATATGAAAGTGCTAAAGATGGTGATGAATTAGCAAAAAAATATTATGGTGAAATAAAGAACTTAGTTAAGAATGCATACAAATCAGACACAGAAATTTCCATAATTAAATTGTTGGAGGAGTGGGGGGTATATAAAAAATGTTCTACCCTAGGTGGAACAAAAATGCACACAAACTATAATACTATATATAATAATATATATAATACTAATATTAAAGATACTAATAGTATTACTAATATAAGTAATAGTATTAGTAATATTAAATATACTAAGTATTTATCTAAAGATAAATACATAGTTGCAGGCGATGAAACCTCTGGAGAGGTTTCATCTATGCAACAGGAAAGTTTATCTAATATTAATTTTACTGGAGAAACTTACACTACTCCAGAATTAGTAGGTTGCTCCATTAAAGATACTCACCATAACTCCTTACAGGAGAATAGGTCAATATCTAACAATAACAATTTCACCAGTAAAGATAAAACTGACCTAGTCTGCCAGAACTCCTTACAGGAGAATGGGCCAGTTTTGAACAATAAAGGTAATGATGGGGTCAGCCAGAACTCCTTACAGGAGAATAGGCATCTCCCAAAACTATTTGAAACTACATCTACCAAAAAACCATTATTGTTTGCTGACAAAGTTTTGGCCTGTGTTGAAAAGGATTTGTTAAAAAGGCATGCACCAAACAATGAAATCCAATTGATTTTCGCCTTCTGGAATACATTATACAATACACAAAAACACAGAGAGGGTTCCAAGGTGTACGCCAAGGCCTACGTCATTTTGGACAATATGTTGTGCGGTCGGCCAATGCAAGTCAAGCGTAATGGTGAGCCAACCCAGTGGTTGCTTGACTTCATGCGAAAGTACAACATTGACCCATCGTTGTTGCGTAAGCGCTGGACGAAAGAGGAAATTTATGAAGTCTTGGAGGCTGTAGTTAGTGAGGTTCCAGAGGGCACCAAACTATCCTTGGCTTCCACATTGTTCAACAACTATGGCAAAAGTGGGCCGTATAGCAGGTTCCTCATTGTGGCTGACAGAAGGGCCAGTATCAACAGGTCTAAGGATGCATACATTCGTATGATTCAAGAGGTGTTTGGCAAAGATGACTTTTACAACATATTTATGCGGGATTGCTTTACACCAGCACTTAAGCTGTTAACCCATAAGACACCTTCTGAGGAGAGTAAGCTGGCTTCCAATTTGATACAGATGTACAAGGACATTAGAGCCTGCCAGGAAAAGATACCGCACGATGTCCGTAAAGTCTTGCCTGCTCCATTGGTTATGGTCAGTAGGTATATCCAATGGCTTGGTGAAAATAAGTGGATAACGGACATTTCAGCCAAAACCATGGACATAAATTGTCCGTTATTCAAGAAGTTTAGGCCAATTGAGGCTAAGCGTCATTTGGATATAGACAGCCTTTCAGGCAAATACGTCCATTAGGAGGCTTGCAAACTATGCCTAGAAGAAAAAAGTTTGATGAGGATGAAGAAGAGGTTGGCAGAATAATATGTCAAAAGTGTGGTTCCGATTTAGGGCCACAGCAACCGTTGAAAAGTGCTCGTGTCTTATGTAAAAGATGCCATGTACGGGTGGATAATTCGGGGAAAGCAAGACGAGACTAGACTGTATTTGGAGGCCATAAAATGATTTCAGAAGTTAAGACGGATAAACATATAGAGCGCAGAATAATTATTGGCATGATAGTTTCAACGGATTATTTATCTAGGATCAGAAAGTTATGGAACCCACAATTCTTTACATCGGAAGCTGCCAGAATTCTATCTACTTGGTGCATTGAGTACTTTGACAAATATGGTAAAGCACCACAGAATGACATAGACGATATATTTTGTGATAAGGTTAACAATAATAAAATGCCAGAAGATGTGGCTGAACTATTTAATGACATTTTACTGCCCAGCTTAGCTAAGGAGAATGAGCATTTAGATAAATTCAATTCTGGATATCTCTATGACCAAACACTATCTTACTTCAAGGCACAGGAATTAAGGTTGTATACCAAGCAAATACAGGAATTGATAGATCAGGGTAGGGCCGATGAAGCTGAGGAGCTAGCCCAGAACTATAGACCAACCGTATTGGATGAGCTTAATGTTGGTCTTGAACTATCGAGTGATGAGGCTTTAGAACGAGTTGAAATAGCATTTAACAAAGAACTTGAGCGACTTATTTCATATCCAGATGATTTAGGTGATATGCTCAATGACCATTTAATTAGAGGTGGATTTGTAGGTTTTATGGGGCCAGAAAAACGAGGCAAGACAGCTTGGTTATTGGAACTAGCCATGCGAGCGATTATGCAGAAATGCAATGTGGCTTTTTTCCAAGCTGGTGATATGACTGAAACCCAGCAGTTGAAGAGGATTTGTATATATTTAGCTGAACGATCGGATAATCCTAAATATTGCAAAGAAGGATATAGACCAGTAGTAGATTGTGTGTACAACCAGTTGAATTTATGTNATCANGAGGATAGGACTTGTGATTTTGGTGTTTTAAGGAANTTTACACCAGATGATTTGTATGCACACATAGACTATGATACGTTAATAAAAGCAGTTGAGGATAATCCAGACTATATTCCTTGTAAGGCCTGTAGCAGATTTAAGGGAAGTATTTGGTATGTAAAGGAAAAGGAAAAAATGCCACTTACNGCTGAAGNTGCCAANAGGTATCTAAAGCGATTTTTTGACAAATATAAACAGCGTTTCAAATTGGCTACCTATGCTGCTGATACATTATCCGTAGATGAGATTAGGAATTGTCTTAAATTGTGGGAGCAGTATGATAATTTTGTACCAGATGTTATTTTGGTGGATTATGCTGATTTGCTTACTGCTCCAGTTAAAGAATTTAGGCACAAGCAGGATTACATTTGGAAAAACCTAAGAGGACTATCCCAAGAAAAACATGCCTTGGTAATAACAGCCACACAGTCAGATGCAGACAGCTATGATACTGACTTGTTAAAGCTATCCAACTTTAGTGAGGATAAGCGTAAATATTCTCATGTTACAGCTATGTTTGGTCTTAATCAGGATAAAGACGGCCATGAGAAGAAATTAGGTGTGCTTAGGTTAAATGAATTGGTGATTAGGGAAGGTGAGTTTTCCAGTTCAAATGAAATAGTAGTGTTACAATATCTTAGAGGTGGTAGGGCTTATGTTGGAAGTTTTAGAAAGGCTTGACAAATATTCAGTTGTGTGTTATAATTTCTGTGTTGGTGCAAAAGTTGGTTGATGTATATTTAACCTAATTAACGACAGAAGTCGCCCACTTCTATAAGTGGGTGATGAATGTAGCGAAAATATATAAAAAGGAGAGATAATATATGAAAAAATTATTTATATCCCAACCAATGGCAGGCTTAACAGATAAAGAAATTTTAAAGAAAAGAGAAGAAATTCGCTTAAAAGTTGAAGAAAAAATTGGAGAGCCTGTTGAAGTAATTCAATCATTCTTTGAAGATTATGAGCCTATT